TGGTTGAGATTTAATTTCTTTTCTCCGTTCCAATAATTTCACTACAGATTGTTTTTTGTCACACCGTGCTTATAGCGAGTGATATTTTTTTTATATCTTTTTTATGTACAGCCAATAAATCGCCCTCAAAATTTTTTTGACTATATGTAACTAATTTTTTTTCATGAAATTTGAATAAAACATAGTTTTTTTCCTTAAAGAATTTTATAATTTTATTTCGTTTTCTAATAACTTCACAATAAAATATAGGCTTAAATTTAGCGATAGTTCTTGTTGAGGATTTCAAAATTTCATATTCAGCACCTTCTGCATCAATTTTGATATAATCTACTTGTTTAAAATTATAACTATCTAAACTTTTGCATTTAACTTCAAGTATTTCATCATTTTTATATTTTCTTGTAAACACTCCAATCTTAGCTGTATCATTAGATTGTTCGTTAAATCTCATAGTAAGAGTTTGATTTTTATCACTTAAAGCTACATTATGTGGTATAACATTAGCACAATGGTTATCATCAATATTAGTTTTTAAAACTTCATATGTCCATGGAATTGGTTCAAATGCATGAATCTCTTTACAATAATCAGACCAATGCACCGACATTTCACCAATGTTTGCACCACAATCAATAATAACTGGTCTTTCTCCATTATGAATATCAATAAATTCTTTAAACTTTTCTATTGCAAATAAAGTATTTCCTTTTTCCGTGTGTCCAACACGCGCTTTTCCATTTATTGATCCTAAGCATATTTCATGCCAACCCATACCGCCACCTTTTCTAGTTACTATGGTAAAGATTTTACCTGTTCTAGGATGTCGAGGGAGTTTTTTTAATAGGGTTTCGTTAGTATTCAATTATTTGTCCATGTTGTACATGAACTATACATATATCAGGATGAATCTTTTGAATAATTTCACTTTGTATTTCATCGTCTTCATAATGTAGTCCAATCATATATTGTTGTTTAAGTTGGTCTAATACTTTAGCTTTCCATTTACCTGAAGCTTCTCGTGAATATTCAGGATCTTCTCTAGGTATAGGATTAAAATGTATAGGATTATTTATATGTCTTTCAGATAATATTTCTAATACGAATTTAGATTCTGATATTGGTCGACCAGTGATAATTATATCATTTATACATGGGCGCAAGCCAGTGAAGTCAGGGCCCATGTAAATAACACCATCAAAATCAAACGTATTGATAAACGTATTGATTTTATTCATAATCTAATTCATCACCTTGGATTGTGTGTGGAAGATCTTTAGCCTTAGGCCTTTTATCTTTTACTTGATCTAAAGTCATATCAGTATATTGTCTATCAGCTAATGCATCACATTCAGCTTTAGCATCTGCTGTTAACATTTGAACGGGTGGAGTTTTTTGAGTCCAAGCAGAAGCTCCTCTTAAATAACCTACAATACCCATTTCAGATGCTACCTTACAGAATCTTATTGCTGATACTACCACTCCACCAGAGTTTGGTGAATCTTGTACAGACATTCGAGCAGATATTTCGTATCTTGCTCCTCCAAATCCATAAGCAATAATATCAAAGTTCGCAATTTTATTGTCTGAACTTATATATTCACCACCAGGCTTTTGTTGTACAGTAAGAGATGGACCAGCAAATAAAGTCATTCCAGCAGTAGATTCGTCTCTAACGATATTCTGTCCTTTAAGAACATTTTCTTTCGAGACATGCTTTGAATGTAATCTATATTCTTTAGCCATATTTAAGAAATCAGTATTTGCAGTTCTACCAGTTCGAATTGTTTCTTCGCCCTGAGTAGATCCACATGCCATATTCATTTGAATATGTTGAGTGACCATAAGGCCAGCATCTAGCATTGCTCCTTGCAAAACTTCTGACATTCTTGATGCTCCCCAAGCAGATCTCATATCTGATCCAACAATTGTTAACCCAGCATCGATAAATCTTTGCTCAGTTTCAATTGCATCATCAGAAGATATAAGTGTTGGTATACAATTAACAAAGTGTATACCTGCTTCTAAAGCTGCATCTACATAAAATTTAGTTGCTTCTTCAGATCCTACTGGGAGATAATTAATAAGAACATCAACATCATGATATTCTAATAGCTCGACGACTCTTTCGAATTTTTCAGCTGGAATAGCACCCGTAACGAATGTTACATCGTCAGGATATTCTCTCATATGAGGAGCAATACCGTCTAGTTCAGGGCCAGAATATACTGTTGCATCTGCAGCGACACAACTAGAATTTCCGTCTCCATTCGTGGTTATTTCATCCACAATGTTCATTGAACAATTTGGTTTTGCTCTAAGAGCTTGGACTAAGGGTTTGTTTACTTTACGAATATCTACATCGAATCCGCAAACAAATTCGATATCGCCTGTTTTGTACCCTCCAATATCTGGGTACATTAAACCGACCGTATCCTCTGGATTTTCGTTGTAATATTGAATTCCTTCTACTAAGGATTTCGCACAACTTCCGACACCTATGATGCCGACTTTTATTTTTGACATAATCTTTTCCTCCTGTTATATCAGTTTATTAAAGTGAGAGATATTTGACTGGAAGGTCAGAGTAGCTCACTATAATATATTTATATAAAATCGTATTTTATATTTACTTCATCAAACATGCTTACTGTATTTAAGCATGAAACTTTCCATTTGTTTGGTACATCCAAACCGTTTTTTGGACTTACCACTCTGATAATTCCAACTTGAATAATTCCTTTGGCACACTCGCTACAGAGTGGCAATCCCCACACATACATAGTTGCTCCATCGAGTCCTATACCATTATATGTGGCATTATATATGCAATTCATTTCAGCATGAACAATATATCTATATTTTAGTTCTTGGTCATTATATCTTTCATCTAAATCTTTTACTCCTCTAGGAAATCCATTATAGCCTTGGGCTAAAACTTCTCCTTTATTTCCTATGGCTACAGCACCTACTTTGGTGTTTGGATCTTTTGACCAAGTTGATATTTCTTTAGCAAGGTTTATAAACCTTTCGTCCCACTTATCCATTTTACCTCATGAGTGGGTAAGTGATGTTTACCAAATCGAAATGTTTTTCATATACATGTAAATTTTGTACTTGCCAAATCATTTGGCCTGGAGATACGTTTCCTAATTCATCGCATAAGCATTGTAAAACATATTGTTGCCATGCCCAATCATTTCTATATCCAAAAATGACATCATTAGATCTCATTTGAACTACACAATCTATTAAATCTTTAACTTTATCATTAGAAGTCATATGTTTAGCTAATTTATCTTTACGTAAATAATACGTAACTGCATTAGTACATATAAAATCATCTTTTCCACCCTCATTATATTCTGTCCAAATTGATGGACGATTATAAACCATGCATGCTCTTCGTGTATCTGGGTTCGCTTCAAGTTCTTTAAGTACCATATTATATTGATGATGAAATTTATCATCAAATATTAATTTACCATAATTTGAATTTATGTTTCCATGTGGATCTGCAGCATATTCCCAAGCTTTAGGTGGTGGTCTTTCATCTTCATAAATATCATGAATATTAGTTGACATTCTCATATACCAATCAATTTCTCTATCAATATAGTCTTGATTCGGTTTACCAAAAATTACTGGTTCATTAGCAAGAAAAGATGCACCAATAATTTCTATTGTCTTACTACCTAATCTATCTTCAATAAAGTTTTTATACTCTAGTTCATGAATAAAGTGTCGACGAATACTATTTATTGTCTGCATCTACTTTCCTATTAAACATGTCTCGATCAGGTTGTTGTCCTTCCATTTTGCCACGCATATAAGATACTGCAAAACTTGCATAATTAATTAAATCAATATAGGTATCTTCAAGTGATTCAAAGTTTGGTTCTTTACCTGATTCAAGTAATGATGTTGCTCTTGTTATTTTACCAATAAGAATATCATGAATTGTGTCTATGCCTCTACGATAGTGCATTGCTTGAAGCACATTAGACGTATCACTTTGATAATCTTGTGATTTTTTCTCTTGCATATAAGCACATTCTTCAAGTACTTTTAAAGATTCTTTTTTCATATTCATAAGATATATTATAACACATTTTGAGGCGAATGTAAACCTTTTTTTTCTAAAAGATGCTTTCGATTTTCTAAATGCTCAGCTTCGACTGTGTCTCTGTCTACTACTCTTAAAATTTTTGCTTTATATGCCCTTTCCATTGATTGTCTCCATCTTTTTTAAATTCCCATATTGCGTATAATCTGTATATGTTTGAATACGCTTCTAAATGAGGTTTTTTTGCATAATCTACATAAGGATTAATCCATCCATAAAGTATCTTTGCCATATTATTTGAGCGATCTATATGCCACTGATCAGTCGTATTATTTAGATCATCTTCATAATCCTGCTTTGTTTTAATTAACCATTTTTCTGATACTGAAACTTTATGTGCAGAATTCACTCTATCTTCATTAAATGTATCTTGCCATTTTGCAGTATTATCTGTATGACCATGATCTTTCATTGACATTTGTTCTGCACCATGTCCTCTTTTTGTTTTAGGAAAAAGATCATTATCAAAACTTCTGTGTTTATCTTTTGGATTGGTATGGATTTCTTTAGCTTCACTTAAAGCGCGTTCATGCCAATATTCTTGATCTAATTCTCTTCTGTCAAATATAGTTTTCATTATAATCCTCTCTCTTTACAGTAATCCTCAAACAGTCCTTCTTTCCAATTATCAGCATCAAATTCTAATTCTTCTGCTACTGATATTGCAGAAAATATTAATATTAGTAATAATACAAAAGCGATTATTTTATGTGTTTTTATCATTTGATCCTATCCATTTAAAATATCCATCACCTGGAATGCTATCTAATTCAGCATAATCATAGTAATGTCCTACTTCAAAACTATTATTATCACAATATTCTT